CCTTGGTCGGCTTGCGGTGCTAAAAAGTCGGGCACTGCGGGGTCTGCTGGTTGTTCTGTTTTACTGCGTCGAGCACGCTTGGGGGCCTCGGCTTCAGCTTCTGGCTCCGCTACTTCGACAACTGACGAAGGCGTATCTAGATTGTACCGTTCCCAGCCATTTTTTTCATCATAAACGGCCTCTTGCTCCATAGTTGCAACTTTTGTGCCGTGAGTGGGGTGTTTGAGATAAATAGTTGGCATAGTTAGAAAAGGGGCCGAAGCCCCTTTGGTTGGTTAGGCCGCAGCCATAATGGTCCAGTTCGTACCGTCTTCGCAAACCAGAGTTGCCCACTTACCAGCGGTCGCAGCAAGGATTGCTGTACCGAGAGTAGCAGAAGTCAATGGTCGGACATTGGACGATCCTGTGATCACCGTGTATGTGCCAGAAAGGTTTTTGATGGTAACAGTACGACCGATGTAAGCAGAGCCAGTGGGCAACGTCACAGTGACGTTGGCAGAAGCGCCATTACATACGATGTAGTTCTCATCGTCAGCCAGTGTAAAACTTGCAGTTTTGGTCACGGGGGCATTCAGATAAAACGCAGTAAGCGCAGGATCAGAATATGCGACACCAACGGGTTTGTTGTTTGACATGATGGTTCCTTTAAAAACGGGGACCGAAGTCCCCATTCAGGTTTAAGCCAAGCGGTACAAAGTCCAAGTGCCGTCACCGGTCTTACGGGCGCGGAAAGCACCAGTAGTACCAGCGGTAGCGGCAATGGTAGCCAAACCAACGATGGTCCAACCTGTACCAGCCGTCATTGTGATAACGCCAGAAGAAGAACCATCAACGTTTGTCACGCTGAAGTCGAATGAACTGTTCACTTTTGCGCTAGGCACTGCTGAGTCAAGGCTGGTGCCTGTGGGCAGAGTGTAAGCAGCAGCAGAAGAACCGGGAGAACCCAGCAAAATGCCGCCAGTGATTTGAGCAGTGGTCAGAGTAGCGGTAGCAGTGGCAGTTTGAGCCGCTGGTTGAACGCCAAGAATAACTTCAGTCAGGTTGCCGTCACCAACTTGGTAACCGCCTGCGCCGTTAGGTAATGCCATGATAATTTTCCTTAAAAAAGATTGAACGATGAAAGGGGCCGAAGCCCCATTTCAATTTAGCCCCAGATACGAGCGGCCATTTGTGGACGCATCGCGCTGTAACCGTACAAAACGTCGATACGGCAAGGCAAGCGGTCGTTGTTGATGTCGTACTGGCGAACCACACGCAAGCTGATACCGTTATGCACAGCACGAGCAGCCATGTCCACGCCTTGAGGCAACAACAAGTCAGCGGTCGCAAATGTGATCGCATCTTTGTGGTACACCAAGTTTTGTGGGTACGAAGTGGCGGCAGAACCAACCATAGTCACTGCTGCACTGGCTTGTGGGAAAGTGTCCACAGTAGCCAAGGCTTGGTCAGCGGTATAGAGGGCAGGGCTGATGCTCAAAGTCGCAGTAGACGAACCAGAAGCCACAGCAGTCACGGTGAACTGTTGCAACGAGCCGGTTGACTCACGAGTTTGTGGGTTGACAGCGTACACGTTGGCGATGGTGAACACGTCACCAACGTTCCAAGTCTTGCTTGAACCAGTGAAGCTGATTGGCAAAGTGGCTTGACCTTGTGTAGACACAGTAGAAGTCACAGTGATGGTAGTGCCCCAAGAACCGGTCAAGTGTTGCTTGATCGATTGAGACATGTTCACTTCGTCAAAGCCCAACACGCCTTCACCCATCATGCCGTTCTTGAATTGGCGGCTGATAGTGTCGGTGGGGTTGAACAAACCCTTCATGCCTTCGACCAAACCAGCGTTAGCGGCAGGGTTGACGGTGGCGTAACGGGGAGACATAGTGGCTGCGTTCTCGTTCAGTTTCTGTTGGGCTTGCAATAAGACCAAAGAAGTGCCGGGAGTTGTGCCGGGTGTGCCCACAGAGTTGTAGATGCTCTTGTAAGCATTTGCAACGTCAGCGTCCACAGACGAGGCCAACTGGCTGATACGAGGCTTTAACACACGCTCTGCGAAGTCGTCCAATTGCATGGTCAATTCGGCAGAAGTGAAGTTCACACCAATGTGCTTTTGGCTGGAAACAGTCAAAGTGGTGTACTGTTCGTTGTCGTCCTGAACTTGCAGGGCAGCACCGTCAGTCACCAAAGCACGGTCGGGCAAACGGATACGCAAAGTTGAACCGATCTTCGCACCTTCAACAGCGAAGCTGTCGTCGTACTGGCGGTTTACGTTACGGGTGAGCACCAGATTGTTCTCGAGGATTTCGAGAGCCTTACGGGTGATCATGTCAATGGTTAAGATACTGTTAGACACAATGAGTCCTTTTTAAAAAATTAGCGGGCCATCTGTGCTTGGCGTTTCTTAATTTGGCGTTGCCGTTCGGCTTCAATCCACTGCGAATCACTCATGGTCTTCGTTGAACGAGGATCAGTTGTGTCATACACAGGAGGTGTAGCACCACGGGCAGTCACCGGCTTAATTGGCGCTGGCGCAGACGAGGTTTTCTTTACAGGAGGATTAGAAGCGATTTTTACTTCAATCTTCCCGATCTCTTTTGCTTGCAGATAGGGCGACAAACTGGCAATGCGTTCGGCCTCTTTGGGATTGGTTCCAAGGTAGTAAGCTACATCGGGTCCAATGTCCGAAGACTGAATCGCCTCGAGCATGACGTTGGTGATGGGCAGGTTTGGGTTGCGAGTAACTTGGTCAAAGTCATCGTATTTGTCCCGTGCCTTTTCTTCACTTTCCTCATACGCTGCGAGAGTTTTGCTGAACTCCTCTTGCTGCTTGCGTTGCACGAGCAATTGTTCGGCTTTGACGGTTGCCAGTGCGTCAGCATAGGCTTCATCAGAGTCAAATTGATCACGCGACGGTGCACCTTGAGGCGTTGTTTGCAACGTCTGAATTTCCTTCAGGCGTGCTTGCTGCTCTCGTTCCCATTTACGTTGCTCTCTCGCAAGCCGTTTACCAATAGCTGCATCGAGTTCTTCCTGCGTGAATACCTTCGACGCTGGTTGTTCCCCTTGCTCACCATCAGCAGTGACTTCCGGCGCATTCTCAACAGCAGGTGGAGTGGCCGTCACTTCCGGTGCTGGCGCGGGTGCTACTTCCGCTAGGTTTTGGACTTCATCAGTCATAGTTTTCCGAATCCTTAGATTCCCCGGTGAGCCTCGCCGGTACGGTTTTGAAATTCAAGTTTAATTTGTGATCCCTGAGTAATCAAGGCCACCAAATGATACACCCCAGCTATCAATGGTTAGAACTGCACCAATGGTAGGTGCACCACCACTAGACCCATACAAACGAACCCACAGGTTTGCATCATATGGATTAACAGGACCAATGCTAAACAAATACCACTCGCCAATATTTATGGACGAAAAGATAGTGTTTCCGGGTTCTTGACTTGAATGTCCACCCAAACTCAAAACAACCTGATCGTTGGTGGAACATTTCACAATTGCCCACGCATACACATCGCTTCGGTTTGATGGTAAAAACGTAAAAGGCAATCCAATCGCACCACCGAACGCAAACGCGTCTGTCACAGTAAATGTCAAAGATTTTGCATTGAAGTAGCCAGTCGATGCCAGCGCGAGTGTATGTCGACCACCTTCGTAATCATCAATTGTTCCGGGAACAACTGATTCATTTGCAAAGTTTGACACGCTGCCTAATCGCGCAGGATACGGAAAAGCATCCTGACAAATTGGTAGAGCAGAACCAAATTCACTTAAATTAATAAACCCACGATAGTAGGTTGTTGGGCTAAATTTGTGACCAAATGTGTTGCCACCGTACAAAAATCGAGTGTTGAAAAAATACGGATTTGTACCGTTGTCCATGTTCAATGGACAATTAATCACACCACCAATCATCGTACCGCCACTGTTAAATGTGACCGTATTTGAAGATACTGGGTAAAGTGTGTTTTCCCAATAACCACCGTGAATGGTTACGATGTTGTCAAACTTTGCACCCTCATCGGCCAAGTGCTCAAGGCCCAAATTGATGAAGTTGACATCGTAGTTTTCACTGCCGGGATCACCGTTTGGAAAAACGCCGGGTGTTACATAAACACCTTTACCTTTCCACAATCCGTTTGTGCCCGGGCCTACACCGCCCATATCGCCGCGAATTTGAAGGTTGTCAAACATTACCTCATTGGTAGCGTTTGAAATTAGCAATGACCAATCGCCCGTAGATGTTCCGCAATCATTGATGTAAATGTCGCGTGCTTCACCAATCCACGACTGGCTGAACCAAATTGCAGTTCGCAAATATTGAAAACGAATGTCTTTCAAACGCCAATTATGCGATGCTGCGTTAAAGCTGTCCCAACCGCTTGCTGTGGAGTTTGCCTGAATTGCAGTGTGACCCTCAATGGCAAAACCTTCAAAATCAATTGTGAAGTTTCCGCGAATCGTCCATGATGACGATGCTGACACGATCACACTGAAATCAGAACCTTCACCACGAATTGAAAGAGCATTGCTGCTGGTTAAAGTATCACTGACGTAGTAATGACCTTGGGGAATATAGATTGCCAAACCAGAATCAAACGCTGCCTGAAAAGCATTCGTATCGTCAGTACCAGACCAAGTTTTCGTAGTGCTGTTAAATGTGGCATCACCAACAGCACCAAAATCTCGCACAGATACAAATTCTTGCAATTTTTGATGAACTGTGCGACCTACCGCATTGCTCAAAATACCGCTGCTATCGGATTGGCGAAACCCAACAAGCGCATCACCTTTGGCGACATCAGTTGTGTTGCCAAGTGCGTCATACACAAATTGAGAGTCATTGATACCGTCAATATCGTCGTAGGTGCGAATCAAAACACCGGTGGAGTCTTTGACCGTGAACTTGTAGGACAGACCAGAAATCAACCAAATTTCCGCTGGAGGACGACCAGCAGCATCCAACACGATTGGATTTGGACAAGCAGTACCACCGGCACTTGAGGTGTATGTCACTTGAGGTGTAGTTGTACCCGCAGCATAGGTGTACAGAAGACCGCCCGACAATGGATTTCCGTTGTCGTCAAGGAACTGCCAACCAGCACCACCTAAAGCTGAAAGATAAACCGTTGTCATTTTTAACCTTTGTCGTGACAGTTATTGAAAGGTGCGGCAAAGTGACCCTTGCCGCAAGCCTTTCAGATTAAGCGTCTTGCGCGTCAGCAAACTCAAGAGTGGCAAACTTACCTTCATCCTTGAGAACAGCGTAGCATTGAGCCAACAAATCTTTTGTCAAGTCAGGGTTACGCAAGACATAAGTTTGCGAACCCAAAGTACCAGCACCTGTATCGCGTGCAGCTTTGCTGGCCCAAAGACCAACAGTGAACGACGCTTCGCCTTTTACAGCGTCACCAGATTCATTTTGTTCTGGTTGGAAGTGCCACACGATTGCTGTAATTTTGAGGTATGCGGCGGGCAAATCAATACCCAATGTGACCATACCTGCATCGTGTTGTTTTCCAACTGGAATTGCGATTTCGAAAGCCATAATTTTCTCCTTAATAGAAAGACGCGGCCATTGCGCTACGGACATAAACACGGCCCCAGAATGAGGGGATTGACGATTGCCAAGCCACGCTGACGCTATTGCCGCAGTTAACTGAAATTGTTGGAAAGTTGCCTGTTGAGTCAACAATTGCTTGAAATCCAGCAGGTGTTCCAGTTGAGGAACTAGCAAACAATTGTGCTGCGTTACCGCCGTAAGTTGCGCTGCTAAAAGTGGTAGAAGGACCACCACCACTACAACCGCCAGTGTTTGTCAAAGCAGCAATAATTGCCGCAGTCCAACCATCGCGATAAGCATTGACGTTGTTGGTTGACAAGAGGTTCGTGCCATCAAATGTCAAACCGGATGATGTGTTCAACGCGCCTGTACCGTTACCGTATGGAATTTGGTTTGCTGTAACACTGGTCAAACCTGTACCACCCTTGGGGACGGTTACAGTGTTGAGGCCGGGCATCAGGTCTGCAACAGCAACCTTAACGGTTGCGCCACCTTGCACAATCGGCAAGACCTCTGTGCCCGCTAACGGGGTGCTTGCTGAACTCAGTGCTGATATTTTTTTATCTGCCATTTTTTACTCCAAAAGAAGCAAGCCGCCGTCCTCTTGCACGAGGTTTTCGCCTGACTCGGTTAAAAGATTTCCTTGCACGGTCGCATCAGCGTAGCCCGACAAGAGCGATACGATGCTGCCAAGACCTATGGCAACACCATTACGAAGTGCGACACCCCAACTCATCGGATGTTAATCGGTTTGCAGTAAATTGTGCCACCAGTTGAGACTTGGATCGCGCTGACGCGCCAAGGTCCACCAGAGCCGGGTTCAAGATAGAACGGGATCGGTGTGAAAGGTGGGACGGGAGTGCTGCTGGTTGTGGCAGTGACGCCTACGCCTACTGCAACATAGCATGGTTGGTCTGACCAGACCACAACACCCTCGGGACCGGGGTTCCATGTGGCAGTGGAGCCAGCCGTGCCTGTGTAAGTGGCAGTTTTTGCTGGAAAATCAGCATCAGATAGAGGTCGTAAAAGTTCCATATTGGCTCCTTATGCCAAGAATTTTAGCTTGTAAAGGGTGCGAAGGTACACCTCGACAATGTTATCGATCAACTGCTGCAACGCCGTGTCCGATTTGTCGCACACTTCATACCGCATTTTTTCAATATCTGCCAACGAATCCTCCAAGAATTCCGTGATGTTGCCAGTTTTTTTGGCAGACATCAAGCTGATGGGGCCAATTAGACCATATCGACCTTGGTATGTTTCAGCAAAATCGTCAGTTGCGTCAACAATTCGATCATAGAAGATGTTCAAAGCGGTATGCTTGGAAAAGCTGCGCGTGTTGAGATGCACCGAATGCGCCACATCGCGGGCAAGAAACAGTGTTCCTACAAAATCTGCTGCGGTGCTCATTGAGGCATACCTCCCATTGGTTGTGCTGGCATCTCGGGCTGTGCTTCACCCGGTTCAGGCATGGCCGGATTCTCGCGCATCATGGACGCGCCTGCAACCACATCGCCGCTGTCCATAGCGGCATGAAGCGTGCCCATCACAATGTCTTGAATCTGCTCGGGTGACATGCCCGCCTGAACGGCTTTGATGCGGTTCGTTTCGGCATTGTATGCGTCCACTTGAGCCTTGTATTCTTTGACCTCAATGTCGCGTGCCTCGAACGACTGTTGCACGTTTTGCAACATGCTGTGCATTTGTTGCAGTTCTTGGTTCATGGCTTCCATTTGCTGCTTGGCTGCGGCCAACGCTGGATTGTCTTCGTCGTCGCCAATGATTTTTGGATCGATGGTCTTGGCAAAACGCTTTGCCATCTCTTGAGCACCCGGCCAGTCCATGTTCTTGACGAACAAGTCGCCTGCCACGGACCACAACTGCGGGTTGCCTTGCAGCAACTGGGCCATTGCCTCCAAAGCCTCTTGACGCTTGGTGGCATAACCGGGACCAGTGATGACCTGAACATCGTACTTGCCCACGGATGGGTTGTAAATCTTGTCGATCACGATGCCTTGCTCGTTAACGATTTTCTTGACCGCCTCGGGCTGCTGTGGATTCATCTTGGCGGTGGTGGATTCACCATCTTCACCAATGATGCGGGCCACGCGCTGCGTATCGTAAATTTTGGGGATCAAGTCAACCAGTTGACGGCCAACATAACGGATCATGCGGGCGTAGTTGTCAACATAGTGGTATGTGCCGATGTCGCTTTCTTTTTGACGGGCCAAGATGGCCTTGCCTGAACGCTCATTCGATGTCATGCCCAGCGCAGCGTTGTACTGACCGGTCGATGATTTGATGTCATCAGACGCGCCAGCCTTGGCTTGCAGGAGGCCCGAGGAGGCCATTGGAGGCTGTGCACGCTGTGGCAGTGGGAGAACTGCACCTTGACCGTCTGTAACGTCTGGATTGACCTCCAAATACGGCCAGTTGGTCGTATTGGCAGTCTTCCACTGCATTTCATAGCCTTCAAACTGACCACCGTAGCCAATGAACGGTGCTTTGGGGGCCAGCGCCAGCATTTCAGCTTCTTGCGACACCCAGTAGTTGTACATGCGCTGGGCATCTTTGGCATTTCGGACCAAACCAGACACATACAAGCGGCCATCGACCTCAAATTCGTTGCCAACGCAGCGAATCACAGGGATGTGAACACCGGCCCAATCGGCTTCTTCAAGCACCTCGTAACCGTTGATTTTGAGCCATTTGACCTTGCAACGCTCGGATTTGCGGCTTTTCACAGGTGCGCCAAATTGCGCTTTGAGCACTTTGTCCTCGGGTGTGCCGTCAAATGCCGTCACGTTGCCGGGGTACAGGTTCAACTTTTCACTGGTGTACTGCTTGAAGAAATATTCAGCAATGCGAACAGTGTCTTCATTGAGCCATTGAGAGATTTCTTGATCACCGACGCCTAGCGTTTGCAAGGTGGTGATGGGTACAGCGTTGGGATACAGACGCTCGTACTCGGAACGGGGCAGGTCTTCGGTGATAAAGCACCACTCGGCGTCTGCACCACAGGGGTCTTGAATCAGTGGGTCCATGTAGACGCTGAAACTATTGCGAATGCGACCAATTTTGATGTCTTGATCGAATGATTTTTCGTCGCAATACTCGGTCAGGATACGCACATAACCTTCGCCGTAGGCCACTTGGTTTTCACACGCTGTGTCGTATGCCACATCTGCATCAGAGATGTATTCGATGTGACGAATCACGCCGTTGTAAACCTCTGCCACTTCTTCGTCCGCAGCGTCATCAGCAGGGATGACTTTTGGCTGTGGGCGGTTTTGACGTTGCTCGTTTGTGACTTGATGGACGTGCTGTGGCAGCTTGTTGATGGTCAGACACGGGCGTGCGTTGATCGTTTGACCTTGCACCGCGCCACGGGTTGCCAGCACATCGGCGGGCCACTGCCATTGATTGTCAGGCGACGCCGCATAAAACCGCAAATCGTCAAGTTCGTCTTCACGCGACTCGGACAATGCCGAGATTGCCATGTCAAGTCGTGTGCGTGCGGTGGCAAGAACATCAGCGTTGCTTTTGTCCTTGGTTGAGCCGCCTACTGCGACTGCCGCAGCAGCCGTAATTCCTGTTGGATCAGCCATGTTCCAAAACTCCTAATATGTGGGGTTCACGCATGACGACGTATTCTTTGCCTTCATACTTAAATTCCTGACCCACGCCAAAGTAAACGTGGTCACCAACCGTGACATCTTTGCAATCTGGACCAATTGCGACAACGGTGCCAGTTTCGCATTTATCGCCGGGTGGGATGATAAACAATTCGTGCTTCTCAACATCCGGTTCGATGATGACGCAGTTTTGGTTGGCCTTGAGGGTCATTTTTTGCTTTTTGGGGCTGGTTTTTGGGCTTCGCGCTTGACTGAATATGCAATCGCAACGGCTTGTTTTACAGGCTTTCCGGCCTTGACTTCAGCTTTCACATTCGCACGGAATGCGTTCTTGCTGGCTGACTTAACGAGTGGCATTTATGCTCCCATCCATGAAGTTGCGACGCCGCCGTTTTGAGCATTCCGTCGCAGGGTTGTTCGGTCATTGTACTCGCGATGTGCCACAGGGAAAGCAAAAGTCACGGCCAGTGCATCGGCGGCATCAGGTGACGCCAAACCACGGGCTTTCATTTCCTTTTTCCCCTCTAAAAATATCGTACCTGCGGAGTTGGGCTTCTTCATCGGGCCGACCAGATCAGCCTTCAGTTGTCTGTCCTGCGGCAGCGAAGCGGTCTTTAACCACTCGCGCATCGCACCCCACATTTCAGCCCGTTTGTTGCCCCACATCACAGGGTTCTTGGCCTTCCAGCCAAAGTTCACCCCGCGCACTTTGTACCGCTGCTCGGTGAGCCTGTCAAGTATCCCGTACCCAAGACCACCCTCATCGATGGCGGTCAGCGTTGGTTTGAACTCCTCGATGGCGTCAATCACATGGCCCACGGTGGTCATGGTGTCGTCGCCTTTGAACCGTCGGATCGCCAAGATGTCACGCCCTTGGCGGGCCACGATGACTGTGCTGTCCATGCCCCCACGGGCCGGGTCAACGCCGAGCACCACCGGTGCGGTCATGTCCTTGTACTTGGGCCGCTTCATGGCGTCGTCTACCGTTGAGGGCATGATGAACTGATCATCGCCGCTCTTGGGAAAGTCGCCATACACCTCGACACGGGCTTCGTCTGAATCTTCGCCGTATTCCGCGATGATCTGCTCATAGATCGACTTGTCCGTGCCTTCGACGGTGCGTGCATCGATCTTCTCGCTTTCCCAGAAGTCGCGCTTGTTGCCGTCCACGGCTTCGTAAAAGTACCCAGTGTTGCGACGGCCGTTGGAGAACGCGAACCAGTAGCGATCCAAGATGTTCTCTGTAAAGAAGCCCGCAGCCACTGACCAGATCGAGTCTGGGATACCTGACGCTTCGTCAAAGATCACCATCATGCCGTCCATGTTGTGCACACCGGCGTAGGCGTCTGGGTTCTCCTCGCTCCACAGCTTGCCCTCGGCTCCCCAG